GGAAACTCACGCATGTCAATATGTAACTTACTTACACCATTGGAGTACCCGTTTATGCTAACATAAGCCCATTCTACTTGGCCTGCAATTGTAGTAGCATCAGCTGCACTCCATGTTGGAAGACTCATCCAACCATTACTTCCTGCAGTGTAGTTATTAGGAAGCATTACCAAAGTATCTAATCCTGCTACTTGTGCTAATAGTTGTGGTAAATCACCACCATCAATAGATTTGTTACGATTAATATCTGCAGCAAATAAAGATTGACCAGTATTTAGCACTTGACCATTAGATCCATCTAGTCCCATTGTTGTAAACTCACCTTGAGCTGACGTAAAATCAGAAATAGTAATGGCATTATTGTACACTGCATACAATTGATCCATATTTTGCATTACACTAACCTCATATACTTTATTAGAGGATAGTTGAGATTGATCAATATCAACTTCTCCTGTAGAGGTAACAGGGAATAAAACACCTACATTAGTAACAGTATCTCTAAAAGATACTCTTAGTTGTGAAGCATTAAATAAATTAGAATTAAGATCTATTTTGGCAGATACATACTTGCCAAAGTTTTGATTCATTAAAACACTAGTAGATAATGGTGCTTCCATTATAGTGTTATCCCAGTTACCAGTTGCAGTCCAACCAGCAACAAAGTTTAATTTAATAGGATTAAATGTATAAGCCGTAGATGCGGCTTTAAGTCTAAATCTAATTCTGATAAAATCACTATAACCATTATATGGCATAGCAGATGTAGTAGACCAGGTAAGTGTAGTTCTTAAAATAGCATTAGGCCCACCTGCTCCATTAAAAGTATAACTAGCATATTGATAGTTAGTAGTACCATTAGCTGTGTTATTAGCAGCAGATCCTGATGTTACTGAGTTCCAAGTATAGTTTGGATAGTTATTAAAAGATAATTGGATATTAGATCCTTGTGGAAGAATACCCCCATTACCTCCAGTGCCAGTATGATTAACAGAAACTAACTCAAAGTTTACCTGGTCATACATGATATCAAAAAGTAGTTGACGCGTGGTATTGTTGTTCACACCATTGCCAAAAATAACATAATCAAAAGTGTCTCCTCTATTGAGAGATGCACCTCCTACGGATGTAGAAGCTTTGAATTTCATCTGTGCGTAAGATTGCACAGAGAAAACCAACAAAACTGCAATAGAAAATAATATCTTTTTCATTATAGAAGTTTAGTTATCAATGAGTTAGAAGCTTTCTTTAAAGCAGAACTTAAGTTCTGTTGATTAAACTTACCACCTTCGTCAATCAAAACTGCAGACATGGATATTTCATCTGCAGATTCCTCAACCATGATTTTCTTTTCAAGTTTACCATCTCTATATAGTAAACCTCGTAAACGAATAACTACTGATTCTTTATTATTATGTAGTACAGAAAAACTAGACTGTGTCTTTAATACATCTAGATAAATAATCTCTACCGCTAATTTTAGATTAGCATTCTTGTCTAGCTCATAATCTTTATCCTGAAGAGATTCTTCAAGAATGTTTTTAATACCAAATTCAAGATTACGATTGCCAGCAAGTGACCCTACAGCTACTTTATTTGTAACAGAGATAATATCTATTTTTTCAGGCTCTTGATACCAAATACTAGATGGATGATCTGCCCATCCACCATCAAATTTTATAGTAAGCCATCTAACAAGTTCAGCAGTTGTTTCTGTTTTACCAGTAAACTGTAGATATGTCATGTAAACTTGAAAAGATAAAGCAAACACTATCCATAGTGTTGCTAAAGCAAGTAAGAGCTTGATGATCAGGTCTCTTAATCTATATGTGTAGCTAATTACAATTGCTCTCATAATTATAGTTTTTAAAGAGAGCGTATAGTTACCTACCTTGCCCTCTGTATCTTTTAATACTCTTTGCTTTTGGTCCTCTTGTTTTAGCGTGCTTTCCGCCTCTTCTTACACCAAAGGTGATCTTTCTAGATTCACCCAATTTGGTTTTAGCCTTGGTTGCCATATTATTTTAATCTATGCAAGTAATGCGTGATACTCTTTAAAGTGTTTGATACGATCAGCAAGACCAATTGTACCACCGTTTACACGCTTTGTAATTTTAGTAACTACTTCAGTAGAATCTCCTGTGTCTGCAATCAAACTGAGACCATTCTTTTTCCAGAACCAAGCTGCAGATGCTAATGCATGTTTAGTAGATACTAAATCAGGATTAGCAAGAATGTTATCTTCTACAGCAGCATCAAATGCAGTGTAGTTTTGCTTACCAGTCAACTGGATATAACCTCTTCCTCTAAACTTGTAACCATCACCAGAAGCTTCATCTCCATTACCCATTCTAGCACCGTATACACGGTTAGCAATTTTTTCAGGCTTACGAGCATAAGCATCTGCTAGTGCTTGTGTAGGAAAGTATTTCTTAAAAATACCAAGCAATCCTTTTGCAGAGTAGTTAAGATTTTCTGATGTTGCTTTAAATCCAGCAGACTCGTGCCCACACTGAGCCAAGAAATGAGCTAGACGAAGCGGTGTGTTAATCCCAAAGTTTTGCATAACATTTGGAATCTGAGCAATAACTGTATCAGGAATGTGTCCTTTAAGTTTATCTAAGTTCATATATATAAATGTTTATTGTTTCTTTCTTCTAGTAACAGGTTTTTTAGGGGCAACCTTCTTAACCTCTTTTACTACTTCGGCAACAGCTACAGCTTTCTGTGCTTTAGTGCCAAACAAAAACTTCTTTACTAATTCAATAATCTTTTTCATACTATTTATTTTTTTTACCAATCTTCCAGTATGTCTGGAATCCATAAGAAATGTTACCGTTTATATCAGATCCGGCTTTAACGCCATAAATTTTATCTGATTTAGTCTTTAGAATAAGTCCTGCTTCTGCAGAGTTTAGACCTAAAGTTTGTGTTGTATTTACACCACCGCCTACATATAATTGAGCTTTACTTCCTTTTGTATTAGTAATTGTAGTAGTAGTGGTTACATAAGGTATTGTATAATTATATTTCCAGGCACGTCCTGTAATTTTATTTTCTCTAATACTATCAGTTACTACTACATAACCAATGGTATCAAGCTTTACACTATCTACATAAATCACTAATGCAGTATATCTTTTAACAAGATCATCAAACTGCATCTTAAGAGTAGCATAATTAGTATCAGCCAAGTATTCTGTTTTACCTTCTAGGTACAAACTATCATAAATAATCTTAGCCGGTAGCGGCTTAGCAAAAATCAAACTATCTTTTGTAACCCAAGTAGTATCATGAACTGTAAGAGTATCTGAAGTAGGTTTCTCACCTCCACCAACGCAGCCCTTGTTTTGTAAAAGAACAAAGACTATCAGCACTCCTATAATAAACATGTACACTTTATTCATTTTCTTTCTTTTTAAATGAGAACTTATCCCCTGTATCACCAATCAAGGCTGCAATACAGATGTACATTACAGCATCTACTAAAGCATCAGAAGGTTTAATATCTCCATGGGTAAAACTATTAGCTGTAAGGGTAAGACATAAAAATAAAGCACACATGAATCCTACTACTGGTTTAATAGAAGTAGATCCGCGCTCATCTTTAAAAAGATCTAAAACCCATTGCTTAAAATTCATAGTCTACAACTTTAACTTTATTTTCAGGAAGAAGGGCTAGAATTTGTTGACGTTCTGGAAAAGCATTTACAGGAGCAAAAGGAACAGCTGTTCCCTTAAATAGCTGTCTCTCTAGATTATCAATTCTAGTTTTGTCAACATTAGACTGAGCCATGAGCATTTTAACATCAGCTTTTATTTCGTTTACGTCATTCCAAATGAGTAAACTAACAAGAGAAACTAATGAAGGAAAGACCCAAACTTTAAAAGCCGCAATAGAAGCATTTTCTGTAGGCATCTTAATTCTATTTTAGAAGTTTAAATTCATAAACAGAACCTGCTGGTTTCTTCAAGCTAATGATCAATGAGTTAGGAATAATTGCACCTTTAGAATCTTTACGAACAAAGTAACGTAGTCCTGAAGGTTGAGCTACTACCGTTTGACCTTCTCCTGCTGTAACATTTTGTGCAGGAATAAGAATTGAGTCAGCAGGAATGTTAGCTGGAGCAATAACAGACATCATTGTACCCGGAATTGGGAAGCCTAAAGCATCTTTTTGGGCATAAAATTTCTTAACCATGATATAAGGATTTACATATAAACGTACAAAGTGTAGGTTTTTAACAAACCCTACATTATAATATACCAATTATTCAGGAATTAACCTAGATTTGTGAATAAAACTAGAATAAACTATGGAAACAACCTCTTATGCGTCTAAGCTTGAAAAAAAGCTAATTTCAGAGTTTAAAGACTTATTCTATGAAAAAATGGGATACTACCCCATTGTACTAACAACTTCTAAAGTTCAGGGAGATACCTCTATTCCTGTAATGAGTTTAGAAAGTTTAAGAAAAATGTTTGATCCTTTTCTTCCTACCAAGTTTGAAAAAAAGATACCTTTGGAATCTAAGCTGAGAGATAGAACTATCGTAGAATTACGATCAATATTTTGTCACATGGCTAGAAGCATGAAGTATAACTTGTCTGCTATTGGTGAGTTTCTTGGAAAAAGAGATCACACAACTATAATATATAATGTAAAGGCATTCAATGACTTAGTAGAAACTAATGAAAGTTTTCGTTTAAAGTATTTTACCATCCTTAAATATATCAGAGAGCAGCATGAGTCACCAATTATGGACCACATTAATCAAGTACAACGTCAGCCCTAATCAAATTTATTTCCTTGATTGCTGCAGAAGTAAGATAAAGCCTACAGGAATTATTAACCCAGAAGCAGAAGCAAACATCTGTAGAGCAAAAGGATATATAAGTGATGACGGACAACTAACCCACAAAGCACTAGTAATTCTAGACGAGTTTGAGACCTTCCTTGTCAAAACTAAAAAGAAGGTTGCTACAGAAGTACTAGGAGATAAGTTCCTAGAAAAGATTGCTTACTATAGGGAGTTATTCCCGCCTAAGTCATTGCCGTCAGGATCTATGGCCAGGCAATCCGTAGAAGAGTTAAAGAAAAAGTTTATTGTTTTCTTTAAAACCTATCCATCATACAATTGGACACTAGTTCACTTAGCCACTGATTACTACATCTTTGAGAAAGAAAAGAAAGGATATCAGTTTATGATGAACAGCAGTTACTTTATACAAAAGACAGACAGCATTAGCAAGACCACCAAGTCTGAACTAGCAGATCACTGTCAGTTTCTTCTAGATAACCCAGAAATCTTAAGACCTGCGTTAGAAGATTATAAAAAACAAAATGAAGCATGGATTGAAAAATAGCATGTAAATATTTTGCTTTTTGGAGTAAAAACCTTAATTTTAAACTACACAAAACAATTAAACATGGAAAACACAGAAGTCAAATTAGAAAATCTAGAGGAACTTTTTAACTCTCTTCCTCAAGCAACTGCTTCACACGAAGATCTGCGTATTATAAATTTTGAGCTACTTAAAAACATTGTTGCAACTGCTGAAGGCAAGGCCATGATCCGTGCATATCAAGAGATTAACTCATTGTTTTTGAAAAGTTTCAATAGACCATTGATTTAACAATGGATCAAAAAATAGAGAGACCGTATGGTGCTATTACGCACGCAGAAGGATTACGTAAAGGTCTAAAATACATTAATGATAGACGTAAAGGACGAATTAAGTCCTTAAAGACACCATGGGATGCTATTAACAATGCAACTATTGGTGGTATAGAATGGGGTAGCCTAGTTACAATAGGTGCACGACCAGCTGCAGGCAAGACTATGTTTATTAGTCATATCCTTAGAGAGTCTAAAAGACTCAATCCTGATCAAGAGTTTTCTATTCTAGAGTTCCAGTTTGAAATGGGCGATGAATCCTATGCAGCAAGAGAGTTTGCTGCACAGGTTGCTCTTGATTATAATGTGGTGCTCTCTTCTAAAAAACAGCTTGATGATTTTGCATTTGAGCAGATGGAAAAGTTTTTGTTAGAAGCAGAAGATCTAGAGAAACAAGGAGTACAGAGAGTTCGTATTAAGAAACCTCTTACTTCTGCAGATATGAAGAAAGCAATCCATCATTATTTCAATGAGCTCGGTGGTAAACCAATGATCATCACTATTGATCATAGCTGGCTTGTAAAGAAAGCTCCAGATGAGAGAGAAAAACTACAGACGCTTTACAATATAGCAGACATGCTTATAGATGTAAAGAGAGATCTGCCTGTTATCGTTATTATCCTCACTCAGCTTAATCGTACCATGGAAGATGTAGCACGCAGAACTCCTGGCACAATTGCTAATTATCCTAGTTCATCAGATATATTTGGTGGCGATGCTCTAATGCAAGGCTCAGACTTAGTCTTTGCTATTAGTAGACCATTTACACTAAACATTGAAGATTATGGACCAGAGCATTACAGAGCCGATAAAGAAAATGTATTCCTACATTTACTAAAGCTTCGTAATGGTGCTACAGATGAGAATATTATTTTCTTACAAACAGATTTTAAGAGACAGAGAATGATTGAGTCGGGTCCACCACCAATCGTTCAGCAACAACAGCAGACATGGGCTCCTAGAGGACCTAGAAACAATAGACAGCCATCTGCAGATGTTGGACAAGAATTATAAAACAAAACAACACAACTAACACAATGCAAACAATGGACATTAAAGAGTTAAAAAAGCTTAAGCTTGAAGCAGTAAGGGATTTTCATCAAGATCTGATTGATGACTTAGATATTCCACGCACAGACTTCAATATGAAGATGCCATTCTATGATAAACATGGTGCAGATCGTAAAGTGTATAGAGTTCCTTTTAATAGTTCTTATGAAGATGAATATGAACTAAATGAAAAAGGTTCTTATCTTGTGCCACTTGAAGAATTAAGAGTTGTAAATCCTACTTCAGTAGCTATTAAAAAAACAGCAAGCTTTGACTTGGAAAAAGAACATCAGTCAAATACTAGATCTTCTTTAAATCCAGTACCAATGCAAGCTTACAAAGCACCAGCTGCTATGGAAGATGCTCCATACAGTGAAATGACCATTAGAGATTACTATGCTATCCAAACCGGAAAGCCTGTAAGTTCTAAAACTTGGTTGAACGAATTAATCAAATCTACAAAATAACACATGGCACAAGGTATCCTAATTATCGCAGAGTCTGGTTCAGGTAAATCTACAAGTATAGAGAATCTAAATCCAGCGGAAACGTTTATTATAAACGTAGCTAATAAAGCTCTTCCTTTTAAAGGATGGAGAAACAAGTATGTTCAGTGGAGTAAAGACAATCCAAAAGGTAATCTATACTCTGCTAGTTCATCACAGCAAATAGAAGCATGCCTTAAGTATGTTTCAGAAAAACGTCCAGATATCAAGAACTTAGTCATTGATGACTTCCAATACATGAGCTCATTTGAGTTCTTTGATAGAAGTGACGAAAAGGGTTACGAGAAGTTTACTCAGATCGGTGCCAATCTTGCACGTATTGCACGCATGCCTAAAGATCTAAGAGATGATCTAATGGTGTTTATCCTTACTCATGCTGAAGAATCTACAGACATGGAAGGTAAAAAGAAGTTTAAAGCTAAAACTATTGGTAAAATGGTTGACGAAAAACTTACATTAGAAGGATTATTTTCCATAGTTTTGTTTGGTAAAGTTAAGAAGGACAAAGACGGGAACATCAGATACGTATTTGAGACTGCAAACAACGGTGAGAACACCTGCAAGGCTCCAAGAGGTATGTTTGAGGATTTTGAAATTATAAATGACCTAGCTCTAGTAAGAAAGAGCATTATAGATTACGAA